TACGGGCTTTCTTATCGGCAATTCGCTTTCGTTCATTTTCTTTCAGTTGTTTCCTATTGGCTATAAATTTACAGTAATCATCCCAAAGACCTGCACGGCCATTGTAGATAAACATTTGTTTGATTTCGGCTTCTCTCTGGCGTATCTTTTCGAGTTCAAAGAAGCACTCCATATCACCATCTTTTGCTTTCTTTTCTATTTCTTCTTTAGCGTCAGCTAGTTTGGTGAGTTGTGGCCCCATTTCACCGACACTTTGGATGTGTCCGGCAAACTCCTTGATAGCCCCGATAGCTTCGTTAGCTATCTTGATGGCGGCTATGGCCTCAAAGATCATGACCGTGTTTCTATGAGTCGGTCAATCTTAGCGTCGAGAGCATCCAAGCGGTCCATGAGTCGTTCCATGTCTTCCCTGACTTCGTCTTTCCGTGCGTACTTCTCTGCGATGCTTAACTGGCACTGCACGATTTCTTCACGGGTTTTGTTGAGGAGGATGGATAGGCGATGCAACTCCGTGTGCATCTGTACACCGAACCAGCCTACCAGTGTGATGAGTGCGGACAGAATAATATTCCAAATCATCATGTCCACGTGTTAAGCTCCTGCGATTTCCATGAGGGTAATAAAGTCTCTTCCTCCGCCGCTAGAATCCATGCAGACCCTAATTGTTCCGCCGTTTGCATTGTTGTGAGAAAACTGAGTTTTATATGTAACGCTAGTTGTTTTTAACGGCGAATCTAAATAACTAAACGTAATAGCACTGTTAATTTCACCTGTTGTTCCGTCATACATGTGTCCTCTAACTATTTCACCCAAGTTTGTTGAATCTCTTAGCAATTGCATATCCATACCTTGAGCCGCACTGTTTTTAAATGTTCTATGATTTACAATAACTAAAATTTTACTTGAAGTTGAGGATGGCGTTATAGACGCAGATAAACCAGTGTCTATCATAGTTGTACTTGTTGAGTCGGCTGGACTATCAAGAGATTGCTGAACAACCTGAATAACACTACCTTCAGGTAATCCCGCCGCCGTGACGCTAGAGAGACTGTTGTTGTTTATGCGTGTTAGTGCCATTAGGTAGCCCTCACTAAGAAACCAGATAGGGTAGTACAGTCATAAAGATTGGTTGTATCACTAAATGTGCTTGCAGAGCTTCCTTGCCCCCAAAGCTCAATGTAGTCAGTAGTTCCATTACACTCAACAATTGTCATCGGTATAGGATATTGTCCATTTTCTATATTTGAGCTACCTAACTGAATTTGAGTATTAGTAATAGCAGTTCCATTTTTTCTAATGCCAACAATTAAATATGAGCCGGTAGAATCCCACTGAACCCGCAACATACCGCTAACTGCGTAGTACCCTGCAACCGTTGGAATAACTCTATCATTAGTTAAGTCAATCATAGAGTGTGTATCTACTACTGTTGTATTCATTTCTGCCTTTGTAGCAGAAGCCGCCCCAACATCTTGACTTATGTTACTGGCTTTCATAACAAACACAGGAATATCTAAGCGGCCTGTATTGCTAGGAACTGTAATGGAATTTGTACCAGAGGAGTTCTGGATGGTGTCTACCTTAATTACGCTTGTCATCCGTTGTTCTCCTGTTATGCGTCGTCTGTGATGTAAGTGATACTGCCACGGACTTTTTTAGCCCCTACAAAAGCGGTCATATCAATACCCGATATATCAAGAGTATCTCCAACTTCTAAGGGAATAATTCTGTTCGCATCAGTAGACGGATCAATTGACAATACGGATTGTGTTCTACTATCTAAATTGAATTGCTCATAAGCAACTGTCCCATGCGCTCTTACTTTGGCTGAAAAAGGGATGCCGTCTATGGTCAAATTACCCGAACCACCACTAAACCCACTGCCGTCCAACTCAAAAGAAACATGAACTAAATTACCGATTCTGACGTAATTACCTACCTGTACTGAATATCCTGTTGTCGGATTACTGGTAAGACCGCCGTATGTAGGAGTCCATGTGCCTTCACGGTAGAAATCGCCAGTGCCTACCTGAGACAATGCCACGTTACCGCTTGCATCAATCGTCAGCGCATCTGTCCCGTTGGTGTGCTGTATTGTTTGTACGCCTAATTCGCTTGCCATGTTAACCTACCAAAAATCCACTGAACCGTGATTCTTCACGAATTGTCACCGAAGTATCCCCAGAGTCTGTTCTGACTTTAGGTACAACAGTATCCCCTGCGGATAACTGAAGAAGATCGTGAGAAGAAATAGCCATGAATGAGCCGCCTTGCGGATCGTCTAATGCACGGCTTCCTGTGTTAGCGGTTACTGTTCCATTAACTTCTAAATACAAGCTAACCCACCCGGATGACTCCATATCCTGCAAATTCACATGGATATCAAATGCGTATACGCCATCTACTGGTGCTGTAAAAGTGTACGTTGAGAGGTTGTAATGATTTCCAACATTAAATGAAACTTCGTTTAATGGGATATCAAAATAAGCACCAGTATAGTCTGCGGTTGATCCTGACGTATTACGAACAGCCCTAAACGCAGGTTTCGTAGGTGTAACAACAACACCCCCTGCCGTCTTTGGTGCTATCTCATCTACATAAATCTTACTCATCTCATACCACCGTAAATGTGCCGTTGACTGTCAAGACCGCACTCAACGTGAATGGACCCGCAACCATCGCATTTTCATCTGAAGCAATCGTCACATCAGTCAGGAGTTCTGTATCATTCACCCTGATCGCATTGTCCTTCATGATGCTAGAAGACATCTTGTTGATATCTACAGAACCATCTGTCGGTGTGACACTGTTACCTACCTCACCCAACGCTAAGACAAAGTCGATGACATCCCCAGTGACGAGGTTTTCGGAGAAGGTCAGGGTAGAGCCAGAAATCGTGTAAGCGTCGTTAGCCGCCTGAATGACACCGTTGACAGATACGATGATCTGCTCGGCTGTGGCAGGTTTGAATGCAACACCGTTGTACTCAAGATCATAATCATCTACGTTGTTGACGACAGTGATGCTGTCTAGCTTTTTGAATTGCCCAGTTTGGGGTGTTACACCTACGTATGGCATTATGCATCTGCCTCTTCAATAGTTAATTCGCCAGCTTCAACCTGACGCATGATTTCTGCGTAGTGGCGGTTTGCAGGGTCTAGTGGGACTGACCATGTTTCGCCGTTAATAGTTGCTTTAATGGAAACATTTTGTGTGTCACCAACACCCTGTTGATATTTGGCATAACTAATAATCATTGTATCCATTACAACTCCGCCTCTGCTTTGTACCCGCCAATTATCACACCCATTTTTGCGCTGTAATATTCCGATATCGTAAAGCTATTTTTGTCTGCGTAGTCTGTATGAGGAGCTACATTGTCACTCATACCCCCGCCCGTCGATGTCCACAAACTGAGCTTGTCTATATTCCCTGCCACATCACTATATTTGATAGAAGGCGTAGCTCTCATTTCGTTTGGTAATTGAATATTAAGCAAAACCCAACTATTCGTTGAAGTTACTGATCCAGTGGATGAAGTATACAATCTAGCTGTGGTAGAAGAACCATAATGCTCAGTCTGTATTAGGTAGCGTCTGCATAAGTTTAGTTCTTCACCGTAACTGCGATGCTCAAAAGGTGTCGCAACAGAGCCGACTTCTAGTTGGACTCCGGTGATTTGCCATGTGTTTGCAGAGTCAAAGAATCCGTTATCCGTAGCCGCTGAATTGATCTGGATAGTTGTGGTTGAGTTGTTCCAACCAAGAGAGGCATCATCCCTTGATCCACCAGACTTTAAGTCTTGTACAAATATAAGAGTTGCACCGTAAGCGTTGTCGTCCCCAGAAGCCTGAGTGGAGTTTGTTGGGATCGTGATTGTTTTACGCTCCCAAGTATTAGCACTATTGATTGTGTAGTTAGCAACATAAACATCGCCTGTTGTGCCAGTGTTTACATTTCGTCTTTCTAAGATTACAGCGTAAGTAGTCGCTAAAGAAGATTTAACGTAAAAAGAAACTGTCACCGAATCGCTGTCTAAAAACTGACTGATATTTTGATGTTCAAACTTCTGCCCTAACGCACCATAGTTGTCTGCTGAATCTAATCCACCCGCAGTTGTTACGGTTATTTTCATAGACTTTTTAAAGCCATCAGGAGCATCCGGTACTTGCTCCCCATCGACTACTGTCCCAGAGCTTCCAAATCCGTTAGTAAAATGTTGCCATCTGTCTGTGACAAAATCTCCGTTACTAAAGTTTGTTTTCGACGTTTGTCTTTGAGAAATGATTTGCGCACCGTTGATGATGAGATTCCTGCGCCCACCGATCTGACCTACGTCAAGAGCCTGTGTTTCAATCTTGGATAGGGCCATTGTTAGACTTCCTGTGCATCCATATGCGTTTCATATGCAGTCTTCACTGCACTTGTCCAGACACCGTTGCAAACTGCTTGTACTTCTGCTGTCTCACCTGAAATGTCTGTGTCGCCCCATGTGTCACCTGACTTCACTCGTGGTGCTAGGACATGACGATGGAAAGAGCGTGAAAGTTCTACACCGTCTTCTGAAACAATCGTGGCTGTACGTACCTGAACGTGTTTGTAGTCGCCTACGATTTCAATCTTGTCTACTGTTACTGTTTTCGTGAGTGCCATTGTTTCCTCCTTTGGCTTGGACTGTCAGTCACCAGAGTCCACTGGTGATAGGTTAATCGGTCATGTAATAACCTTGTAAAAGCACATATCCACTTGATGGCATATTAGAAACAGTTGTGTTTGTCCCATTCCCAGAAAGCTCCAGAATAGATGCTGAAAACCATCGTCCCGCATCTGGACTATTTGCTGAAAATCCCGATCCAAACGCATTTAAAATGTGAGTTGCTTGATTTGTGGCTTCAGATATAGTGGCCGCAGGAAATCCTGTGATGCGTAATTCACCAGAACCACCACTGTGTGCTGTCCATTGAACACGGGCAGTTAAATACACTACTTTTCCAATTTTTCTGTATAAGCCCACAGTATATGTAGTGTTATAAGTAACACTGCTGAAATCTGTTGTTCTAGCATTTAGGGCAGGAGTCCAAGACCCTTCTTCATAGTCATCCAAGATTGAAGATGACGCACCACTACCCTCTGACGCACTGAAGTCGATACCGTTGCCGTTACTGAATGAGATGTTGTTCGCACCCATTGCAATAGCACCAGTAAACGTCCCGCCAGCAAGCGTGGCTACCGTACCACTGCCAGAAGGAACCGTGAGTCCACCCGTGCCGTCAGCTTTCTTGATTGTATTTACAAGGATTTCGCTCATTCTGGTTTCTCCGGCCAGACTACATCATCGGGATTATCTGTTGTTGACGGCAAATCCCTCAGTGCTTGTCTATATGTTGATTCATCCTCAGACATTGTTCGGTCTGTAGTTGCCCACCAATCCGTGTCTGCTAATAGACTGTTGCGCTGATCTCGTACATCTTTCCACTTAGCCGCAAGGATTTGCGCTTCTGTCATTGTGTACTCCATCACAGATTCCTCGTAATTGTCCAAGAATTAGTCGCTCCACCGCTACCGGAAGCCTGTGGAACAAGCACTCGTATTTCCCAAACACCTTTAAAAGTTGCTGAACCTACAGACGAGGTGACCTTAAATGATGTGCCTGAAACAGACATATTGATAGATGGGTTGTTTCCACTATCTGAACCCGCAGAAATTTGAGCGGCAGTAAATGTGGAGTTGTTCAAATCAAAGTAAAAAGTATTCATGGTTGTAAGCCCATTACCTACAGTCCCATGATGCCCGCATGCATCTACAACAACTAATCCTCTGCAATATATATTACTTGTTACAGAAGGAGTAATTGTAATTAAATCAGTTGCGCTTGTGCCGACAGTCCCAACAATTACTTCACGATGTGAAAAACCACCGTTAGAATAGTTTGTTATGCCAACAATTCTTTCTTCTTGATAAATATATTGCGTTCCATCAATGAAACCGTTGGCATCTAACTGTGCGTAGCTAGTGGCATCTGTGAGTATTGTCCCCGCCTCATCTGGCAGAGTCAGTGTGCGGTCTGTATCACTATTCGGTGCGGCAATGGTGAACGTGCCAGTTCCCGATGTATTGCCGGTGATGGCTACCTTAGACATTTGGTTCCTCCGGCCAGACGACATCATCTAGGCTAGTGTATGTATCTGTAATATCACGCAGTGCTTGCCGGTAGGCTGTCTGATCCGCTGTCATTGTCCGGTCAGACGATGCCCACCAGTCTGTGTTTGCGAGACGTTGGTTGCGTTCGGCTCTGAGGAGTCGCATAGGTTCTGCGGCTATCAGTTCATCGTACTTTGCTTGTACCTGTGTCCATGTGACACCAAAGTCAGCAGGATCAGACGACTCAATTCCTCTGCCAAATTCATCTGAGCCGATAATCTTACGGAACATAGAGTTAAATTCTGCTTCTGTTGTAGGCGCACCACGTAGAACCCATTCATCAATCCCTAATGATCTTAGAACTTTTGGAGTATCAATCATTATGCAATCTCCATAAGCGTGATGGTTGATGTTGTATTTTGATGGAGCCGACAATCATTACTATTATCAGTTCGCATAGATCGTGCGTTTATACGGTAGTCCAATTCGTTAGTTGTAGTAGGAGTGTCTAAAACCACCCATGTTTCTCTTCTTCTAGAATCTACTGATGCGGAGCCAGCATAGATATAACTATCTAACGTACCGGCAGATGCCCAAATATTAGTAAGTGTTCCGCCGTTATCCCGAACAATTTCAAAACTAGCCCCATGATCAAATGTACCGCTCAAACGAACAGCAAGTTGAATCATTACTAAAATTTTACTGGATGTGCTTGTAGGAGTAATAACTGCGAGCAAACCACTATCAACATAGCTTGTTGAGTTTATCGGCGTATCTGTGTTGTATGTACTATATACAACATTTAAGACCTTCCCGCCAACGCCACTTGGTAGCGTCACAGTCTTACCAGTCAGATCAAGCGTACTGTTCAAATCAGCCGCAGTAACAACCCCATCCTGTACAAGCGATACGCCAGTTGTTCCGTTTAGTTCTAGTGCCATTTATACAACCACCCATCGTCCGCCAGTTTCAACAGTCACAGTCACGCCACTCTGGATAGTCACCGGACCTGCACTCATCGCATTCCGTGTGCCAGCAACCGTGTGATTCACTGAAACTGTCTGGGCATTCTCGTAGAACACACCAGTATTCACAAAATTCTTAGCAGTCAAGTTCTCTTCAGGTGAATGCCTGAAACTCGCAACTGCCTTCCCTTGATACACTACGTAGAAATCATCTGTCGCTAACACATTGCCAGTCATCGACAACGCAGTACCAGCTACCGTGTACGCAACACCCGGCTCCTGCCGAACATTGTTCACGAAGACTTCAATCTCTTGAGCATTCGCTACTGGCTTAGTCAGTGTGTAGTTCTGACCACCATCGCCTGTGATAACCTGCTTGTCTAAGCTGGAGTAGGCATTGTTGATTGGATTACCGATATAAGCCATTGGTTACCCCTACGATGAGATTGCGTCTACTGCCGACACCCAGACGTCTACAGAGGATGCAGTGTCAGATACAACCTTCAAAGCGTCACCTGATTGGACAACAACCTTTGCCCCACCATCTAACACTTGCAATGCACCACCAGCCGCAATAGGCGCACCCTTCACGAGGTAGATGTCGTTCACTGAATCATTGATGTATACATCGACAAAGACAGTGTTGTCTGTGATGTTAGAGCAGTGAACACCTACAAGAGTATCAAACGAATCCGCTGTGAGGATCGTTGCGGGTGATGTACCTACGCTGTTTGATGTGTACCGTCTAAAGTTCTGTGCCATAGTGTTTGTTCCTTAGAGTGCGATTGCCATAGCGATGGCAAACCCTGCTGTCGCTCCTGAAGCTGGTAAGTTAGTTAATTGAGAGCCATCGACTGCGGGTAGTCTGGCTGATCCATCAAGCTGTACAAGCTGATTTCCACTTGTGCCTACATCTAAACGAGCAGTTGCGACTGATCCAGTTAACTGACTGCCATCAATGCTCTTGTTAGTTAATGTTTGTGTTGTACTTGCGTAGTATGTGTCTAGAAGATCAACATCAAAGTAACCAATAGATGGACCAGATGCATCATACATTGCAATCGCATCACTAGATGTAATTGCAGTCGAAGTGTCTGGCGTGATTGCTGATACGTCAGCTACAGCATTTAACTCAGCACCTGTCGCTGTCAATCCAGTTACATTGTT